CGTTGACCGAACCCCATAGCAGCAGGCACATATCCAATACCAGTGCGAAACACACTACGAACACCATTTTGAATCACTTGGCGACCAGCTCCGCCCAAAGCAGCAGCATCAAAGTCAGCCATAGCACTAAACACACGTCCAGGAGACGGCAAATGGTTCTTAGCATATCGCATTAAAGAATCGGGTGTAATCCATTCAGAAGCCAGCCCATCTTGAACTGCATCGCCAGCAAACAAGGGCGCGTTACCATGTGTCAACTTAGGAGTAAACTCCATATTAACAACGCATTCAATAGTAACAGCAGTAGATGCAGGCATGCCAGTAAATACTATATAAGGTATACTGCTAGGAAAAAGCGTGGCGGCACCCCATCCAGTAACATTCGCTCCATAAAATGCAAATGAATCAACATCAATAGGGCGAGAAGTTGCACAAGCTCCCAAATTAGCATTGCCACAAAATATACTTGTGGGAAAACTTATAAGATCATTTGGGGTCATAGCATTGAGCAAATTAAATGTTGTAGAAGGGATCGCGCCAGCATACATATTTCCTGGTGCGCTAGTTCCAGCAATGGAAGGATTAGCACGAATGCCGAACGATATAACTCGTCCCTCGGCAAATTGTGCAGCAATAGAGGCATTATTGTTAGCAGCGGTTTGTACGGCACCAGCAACAGCGGCACCACCAGACCAACTCAAAAAAGTCTGTGTAGGATCAGGTAGACAAGCAACCACTAAAGAACCATCAACATTATTGGCAGCAAAAGTGCCGCGCACATAAAATGATGAGACGGTTGAAGGGACTAAACATCCCCAACCCAAGTGGCAGCCTCCATACTCAAAAGGATCAACTACAGACTTAAGATACGCAGTTGTAAACGGCATAGAAGAAGATGCACCGCCTCGATTTCCACCGCGACCAGTTCGTCTTCTTTTTCTCGCTTTTCCAACAGCTGTCGCGCGGCCCTTATTAATAACAATGGTGTCAGCCTTACGCTTCTGCTTTCCTCTACGTGGCGGTGGCCTCTTAAGGACAACGGTCGTGGAGCTTGATGACATGTTTGTCGAATTATTTTTAACGTTAGATTTTTCAGTCTTTGTTCGTTTATGAGCGCGTCCGCCCACACTACCAGCAAGAACACCAAACAAAGGAACACAAATCATGTTCCAAATGGAATGAACAACAATAGCAGTCGGCAATGAAACGTTGAAACAAACAACATGCATAAGCAGAGTAGGGACAAATTTCCAGCTAAACTCAACATAATGCATAACCGTTTCCAACGCCGTTAAAGCGACACTTGGCCAAAATGCAACACGTTTAACAACCTCTTCCCATAAGGGGGACAACGCATCGCCATACCACAGTATCGCTTCAGCTAACTCAGGACTATCATTATATAAACTCAATAGTTCAGTCCAACATCCTTTAGGTAAGGTTTTCCGATTCAAGCGGCACGTCTTACATCTAACGGGCAAGGGATAACCTTTGCCTTGAACAAACATGGCTTCAGCCAAGTCAAATGCTAACAAATCACAATCTTTACACTTAGGGATGACAATTTTATCACCTCGCAACTCAGCTATCTTAGACTTAATTTTCGCGGGTATTACTTCAGAATCAACGACTATTGGAACAACTGTCGATTTAGGGGCTCTAATTTCCATACACAATGGCATAGACAACATGGCATCAAGATTTGTGACATCCCGCAGAAAAGAGTTGAACCTATCAACATCAAATTCTGGCAAAGATTGTTCAGCGTAATGACACATCCACCCAGGATCTTCATTCGGATACTGAAACTCTCTATCAAAAACAGACATATAAGGTACATCAGCTGCAATAGCAGGATTTGGCCTCACATTACCTGCAAAGGACATAACACGCCTTACGAGGTCACCCATAACGGGAGTATTCCAATCAGTAAGTGCATATGCTCTACTTTTCTCAATAAGTTTATCAATGGGAGTCACTTTAATAGAAGTGCCAACAGTGGCATGAAACTTGCTCAAAGCACGAGGCAAGTCACAACAACTATTAATATCACCAGTCCATATATCTGGACCATATTGACGAGACAAAAACTTGACACCCATTTCACCGCGCTTTATAAGCTCAGCTTTCACTTCAAAGCCCATAGCGGCATAAGATGCTACATAGGCCTTGGGGTCAACATTTCCGGTAAAACCATCGTCACCACCATATAGGCCTAACTTATCATAGCATTGCTTTGGCGTTAAATAAGCACCTCTAACTTTAGTTCTGCGTAATGCTCCATAAGCACCTCGCGCATTTAACATGGTATTAAACACTCCCGTTTCCGGTGATCCAGAAAGGCGAGACCAAAAAGTCTCATACCACACGCCGAACGCGGTGACACCTAACTGGGTATATTGCGACCTCAACAATTCACAAATTTTATTGTGATGGGTCCTAATAAAGGCACGTAACATAGCTTTCTTCTCAAACTCACGGCAATATTCATTGACAGAACCGTCCATACGGTTTATGTCAGAATTAACACCATTTTGAGAATTAATAGCAATGTCGCCAATCATTTCAGCAATTTCTATCGGGACGTGTTTAAATGCAAACCAGGGTGCGCTCGATATAAAATCAGCGAAAGGGTACGTATATTGCGAATACTCCAACTTATCCAAAGGGTTAATAGTACTAATAACTCTCGGCGGTTTTGGGTCCTGGTAAGCTTCTTTCTTCAAAAAGGACTTTATAAGTCTATTTGGGTCTCCAGTAACAGCTGCTTCCTCAAGCAAGACACGCTGACTAGGTCGATCTTGTCGACGATAGACCTCATCAATATCACAAGGCACAAGAACGCCGCGTTCAGGGATTAAAAACCCAAGGAACTCATCATCAAGACGTTCCTCAAACGGCGTAGGCTTGGTATCATTTCGAAGTTTAATAACTCTCTCAGTAACTGCAAACTCATCATTAGCCTTACATTGGCTAGGAGCAAAACAACCATGAATTATAGGGGCCATAAAAGGTAACATGGATGGTTTCTCATCAGAGCTATAATCAGAATTAAACGGAGTATAAGACCGCACAGAATCAGCGGTAGGATATACAATTGAAGGCTTCACAGGAGCTTTCATGCGATGATACTCAACTAGCGCAGACGCTCTCATTTTAGAGACGCTGCCAGGAGTATCTTCATCCTGAATTAAGAGAGTTTGTATGGTGGGTATTCCCAAAGGCATAGCATGGATCCTAGCCATCGAAGCGATGGCATCATCAACTTGTACATCAACAAGTGCGGAGCTATATGTATCAACACGCCCGGTAGCGCGCTTATGACTGCCTTTTGATAAAATGTCTAACCTAGTAAATTGGCCATGAACATAATTCATGTAACCCAATCGGTTATCGTAACAGAACGACACCAATGGTGCAGCCCAAGTCCAAGATCCAATGGGCGCCAAAAATATAAGGTATCTATTAACAGACAAACGTCGTCGATCAACATTGTAAAGGCAAGCACTATAAGGTACACCAAAACAAGTTGACACGGCTAACAAAATATCAACACCATAATTCCATATTTTGTGTTTATAAGAAGCACCACCCGTTACATTAACACAAACTTCAGAATCAGCGTTAATAGTAAACGAATAGTTCTCATACACACCACAGACATCATCAGGACAAAAGGTATAAAGCATAACTGGTTTTCGATTCTTACCGAGAAACCAAGGCATATTCATATAATAATCAACATCGACGATGCCTAATAACGCATCATCCGGTGGATCATAGGGAGCAGGTTCAACTGCTAAATCTTTCGCCCAATAATATTCACGTGAACCAGCTCTGCCAGCTCTTTGATCAGAGGCAGACATCTGGAGAAAATATGGAACACAACCCAACAATTTTGATATTCGGACAATTGCAGAAGTTCCGGAACTACGAGCGGCCGCAGAATCACCATGTGTATGGTTAGGCACAGCTCTATGTTCAATCAATTGCGTATCCATAAATGTAGTACGCATCGTGGGATTGTTAATTATAGGTCGAGTCATCGTAGAATGAACGATGCTCGATAAATAGTAGCGACGGTTGGTAAATAAAACACCTAAACCAACAGCAGCTACCGTAGTAGTAATTATAGGTAATTTAATGCTAGAAAACATGAGTAATCAAAGAAAAAA